ACCAAATCCAATTCAGCTATGACTTGGATATTACCCGTGATCGTCAATTTAGTGGCGATTATTTTAGCCGGACTAACTCTATTCAAGGTGGTGGATATCAAGCATGTCATCAACGGCGGCAGTGCATTGAGGGCTATCAAGACCATCAAGGATAGCGTTGGAGACGTTACTAACTACATTCTGGAAGACCTATTTAAGCTAGATGTGACCGGTAATGTCCCTTACTATGAATCCACCATCAAGCTCGCTCAGCGCTCTGTTGAGCTAGCTAGCATTCCTTATCACCAGTTTGTGTCAGACCCCAAACTGTACCAAGAGTTGCTTGACTTCACGCCACGCGTGATAGATATAGTTAACAAGAAGACAGATAACAAAACAGCATCATCTGTTAAACAAGCAATCACTGTGTTGAACAACAACATACACACCATTCGTGAGAAAATTTCCGCCGTCCAAGAGGCTCTTTCTGCTAACAAAAGACAGGAAACACTTGGAGTCTACTTGGCGGGAGAACCCGCGGTGGGCAAATCATCCCTTGCCAATTATATATGGAGCAGGGTATCTGATAGGTTGGGCTATTCCCCCGACATCTACAACCTGGCAGTAAACAATGAAAATGCCCATTTTCAACCCTATGCTCTACAACATTGTGGAGTGTATGATGAATTCTACTACGCTCGCACCAACGATCCTATGATAAAGAAGGTTACCTCGATAGTTTCCGGTGACCACTTTAATTTGGCTGGTGCGGCTTTAGAGCATAAAACGCAACCAGCTAACTTCAAGCTGGTATTTTTCACATCAAATGTCTTGACACCAGAACTCACTCGTGAGTTATCAGCTGAAGGAGCTAAAGCATTCTGGGACCGCTTCATGAGAATTGAGGTCCTAGACCCAAAACCTGTAGGCAGATTCTTGGATAATGAGCACCGTCAACCCGATTTCTCACATCTAACGCTACGCTATTGGAAGACCAATTCAATAGCCGCTCAGATACCACAAGACGAACCATGTGACGAGATGAAGGTTTCACAACTGATAGACCTCATTACCAAAACTCTCGCCAAGAGAGAAGTAAAATACTTAAAAGGACCCACAAATACTTACCCTGAGGAGTACGTACAAGAGAGGCTTAGGCTTCTTGAGCCGCGCGCCAATGCAGGACGTAACTTCTTCGTGGTCCGGTACCAGGGTGAACCTGGAACTGGGAAAACACGTGACGTTACTAACCTAGCTGTGAAACTGTCAACCATACACAACCTTCCGATCGTTTACGTAGAGGACTTTAAAACCTTTACTCAAGTTCCCAGTGTATGCGTTGTGGACGATATACTACACGAATCGGAGTACTCAGCATACTTCGAGTGGGTGAATAAAACCCACATTAAAACCATCGTGATCATCGCCACAAATCAT